TCTTTCATGCACGCCACTTGCTCTTTGTCCTGAAGCAAGAAACAGGGCGGGAGTATAAACCCCATCCGCACCACTTGCTCTTAGGAGAAGCAAGAAACCTCAGACTTTTTTCTTGACGTTTTGATACCAAGTATAAAGTTCCTCTATCTTGGCAGCTAAGTCGGAATCCACTCCACCTGCACCCCCACGATCAGGATGTGCTTGAGCTTCCAACTTTTTCAATCGTGCTTCAACTTCGACATCATATTTTGACATCGCTGCACCACTCGCAGACTTTGCTGCTGTTCCTTTTGCTGCCATTTTTCTAATAAATTAACATCTCAAAATATTTAGTTTTTAGAGGGTCTGTGACTCCACCACCTAGTTTTACGAACTAGGAAACGCAGGGGGTCATGATGACCATCCCGACCAGGGCTAGTTTAACGACTTACCGAGTCTTTGACATGACAAGGTACACCATCTGGATCTAACCATTTTGGATATTCAGGGTCTTCAATAGCAAGAAGCATTTGATCTCCATTATCAAACAAATAGATATCAGAGTATTTCTTAGAATACTCATTTGCTTTCTGCATACGGAAATCTGGATTTCCATTCAATTCAATATAACCTCTTTGGACAAACCTGTAAGGGAATCGTTCATGAATAATAGTGGTCTTTGTTGAAGCAACAGACTTAGGATCCAGATCGTTCACGCTACCTCCACAGTTTCAAGATCAGCAACCAAACAATCAATTAGAATCTCATAGTCATCCAGTGGATCACCAGAGAAAATTACATCATTGTTCTCATAAAACTTGCGAACCTTTTTGTAAAGTTTCGGATTCTTTACATCCAGGTAGAAATCACCATTTGCTGCCCCACGGAGGGTTTGAATGTCTTTCTTGAACTTTTCTGCGATTGTCATTGTCTTGCGTATTGACCTTAGTATTATAAGGGAATGACGGAGAACCGTCAATAGGACCGCTGGGAGTTGAACCCAGTTCACACCGTTATAAGCAGTGGGCCTTAACCGATAGGCGACGGTCCCTCAGGTTCCTTCTTCGTGGTCAGTATATAAGCGTATGAGTTCATCATCCGCTGGAACCATTACTGCTTTATCTCCATTCTCACTCTCTATACCTATTGTTTCTCCTTTCTCAACTCGATCCATAAGCTCTTCCCAGTTCTCCTGCCAATAACCTACTGTATAAAAAGGAATGTCATCCATAGTTGTAGTATGTATAAGAGTCGGGGCGACACGATTCGAACGTGCGACCTCTGCTTCCCAAAAGCAGCGTTCTACCAAGCTGAACTACGCCCCGTTAAATACCTGCTCCGATGAAGTTGTCTCCGTCTTCATCATCTTCGTCATCATCATCAACCAGTTCATCCAGTTTTAGTTTCTGTATTCGTTGGTTGAGTTCATTATACTCATCATCTGGCATTTTGTCAAAGTTTACAACCAAGAGTGGTTCACCAGAAGTAACTTCATTCATCTCTGGGTGCTTGATCGTGGGTCTCTTGGAATACCCATTTCTTCCACTACTAATCATCCATCCCTGTGCCATGATTGAGAAGGCAAACACAACCATGGCAATCCATAGAAGCATAAACAGATATTGTGGAATGTCGTTCATGATAATGCCTTAAGAACTTCCTCCTTTACATTATCTATAATCTCTTGCATAACGTCAACATCTATCCCCATGAAAGGAGGAATCATCCCAATCACACGGAAAAATCCCTCTGCAAACAATGCAAGGAATAAAATACCAAGACACATACTGATGATTGAGGCATTACGATTATGCTGTCGTATAGCATCCTCAATCATCTCCTCACACTCTTCCTTTGTGATGTAGTGTGCTGGTTTGATCTCATCCATTCTGTGTGCCATCTTTGAAATCAAGACTATCAATTGTTTTTGCACGATCTACCCAGGTCTGACCACCCTCCATGCCCCTCTTAGGGTTGATGCACTGATGGTCTCCTAGATTATTACATACTAGTCCCGCAAGGTCTAGTTCGCTAGTGTCATATGAATTTCCTGTGCCTCGCCAAACATGTCTACCATCGATCCAAGTCGCTCCACACTTACCACATTCTTTAACGTTGAGCGTAAGATCCGATACTTCTCGATCATTGGTCATGTCCGGCAAACTCCTTGAGTAATTGTTCTCTATCTTTCATCAAGCGTCTATGCATTCTGTTCATGAAAATCTTGGATTTAAGACGAATGATGGCATATCTAACTTGGAGGTCAGCATAAGCGACTAATCTCATTGTAGCATCATATCCACCGATTGCAACCAAGACTAAAAATGTCAGGACAATAAGATAAAGTAACAGCACGATACCTCCATAGATATAATGGTATATAGATGATACAGAAACTCTTTATTTTTTGTTAATACTATCTTTCCTCAAAGTCAATCCTACGAACCTTCCGTCTACGTCTCTCCTCATGGTAAAGTAGTTCACTTCTAGAGAAGTGACTATCAATCTTCTTCTCTACATTAGAAGAAACCATGACGACTTTATCAAGGTCAACAGCACCGACCTTGTTATCAACAACTCTCATCTGGTTTGGGCAACCACAGAATTGTACTTTACTAGTGGATGTTAGTTCTTTCCCACATTCTTTGCATCTTACGGTAATCATTTTTCATAGACCTATTTTAAGGATGGGTGAAGAGGGATTCGAACCCCCGACCAATTGCGTGTAAAGCAACTGCGCTACCACTGCGCCATTCACCCGACTCCCCCGGCAGGATTCGAACCTGCGACCAGACGATTAACAGTCGTCGGCTCTACCGCTGAGCTACAGAGGATTGAGAAGGACCGTAGTCCTAGATTGTTTCTACTATGTCTTCAGGGATTATCGAAGAGTTCATAGAGAATGATTGAGGATTAGGACCCCAAAGACTTTGAAGTGCTTGTTTATCTAGATCAGTAAAACCATAGTATTTAAACATACGCATACCATTAGGGAAGAAACGATATACATTGTAAGACATAATAGTGTCTTCTACGGTAAAGTCTGGATGAGCACCCTCACCACGAGGATGTCCAAGTCCTAAAGCATGACCAATCTCATGACGAAGAACATACTTTTCAAGAAAATCAACATGCGAATCATCATCTCTAACAAAGATTTTAATTCTTTTTTCACGGGCAGAAGCACGTCCAACAACAGCTTCTTCTAGTAAGAAATCTTTATCATAATTTTGAGTGTCAATCTCAAGTCTAGTGGAGTCAGTTATTTCTTTGGTGTAAATAAACCGAAGGTCATCATGCTTTTTCTTAGTTTTTACAAAGGAAATGCCAGTAAGATCGTCAATCATTTGAAGCGTAGATTTGATTTCTCTACGCTCAAGAAAAGAAAGTCCAGATCTTTTCCACGAGTAATTAATAACTCCATCATATCCAGACAGATAATTCATGTAGTTGAACCAATCCATCGAGATAATATCACTAACCGTCTTTTGCATTACTATCTTTCTTCAATTTAAAGTAAAGTTTGTAGTACCTCCTCTTCATTTCATCTAGAACAGAAGCGTCTTCTAAAAAGTTGAGTCGTCTGCAATGAGCAGAACTTCCCTCCAATTCACTTAATAGTAGTAAGATATCTACTGGGTTCATTTGTTCTCCATAGGGAGAAAGCGAAATACGGGACTCGAACCCGTGACACCAACTTGGAAGGATGGGATGTTACCACTACACCAATTTCGCAAGGCGACTCAGGTAGGATTCGAACCTACGACCGACTGCTTAGAAGGCAGTTGCTCTAATCCACTGAGCTACTGAGTCAAGGAGTATTAGCAATTGAATACTAACAAGAGTATTTGCTTATGAATACTAACCTCGTTCGATTCCATCATTCATGTAATCAACAAAGTCATTATACTCGTCATTTTTTATTTCGTCAACTGATACGATTTCTAAATCTTCTTGTGGATCAAACCATTCATCAAACTCTGCCATTAATGCCATCTGGTCATAGATACGATCAACTCCTTTCTCATTATAATCTTTAACTTTATCGATTGCCCAATGTCGGATATGGTCAACCAGTTCTGAAGTCTCCATCGTAGTAGTCCTTTCTGAAGTATCTGCTGAGGATGTTGCTATTGTAGTATGCTGGTCCTCCTGTGTCAAGAGATTCGGTGAGGACTCCGTTGATAAAGAGTTGTCTTGTTTCTTCAAAGTTTGTTTTGCCAGCTGTTTTATGTAAGCTGAGGATAGTTCTACTAAAATTTTGTCTACCCAACAGTTCAATGTCTTCCTTAAGTTCCGGGCAAGACCCATAATACTTTCTCCAATCAGATTCTGATTTTACTTTTCGCTTTTTTCCTCTTGGAGTTCTAAACTTCCAAAAGTATTTTCGACCAATGTACTGTCGTTGGTTTGTGAGATTGGTAATGTTATAAACAAAACCATGGTTATCCCCAATAAGACTCCCGTCAAAAGGGACGCCATTATAGATCCATGGGTTTTCATAATCAACATCTATACTCATCAAGTATGTCCAATACCTTGTTGAGGTATTTATCAATCATATGCTGAACACCACCATTCATGTTTTCTTCATGAAGTTCTTTTTTCAACTTCAATACCCGGACCTGCATTTCGTCCTTGGTCAATTGATTTCTAGGCATAGGGGAGATTACAACCTCCCCTATTTAATCACATATCAGAGCTGGAATCCACTAAATGTGTCTTTCTTAACATCTTGCTTGATTCCACCAACCACATAGGATTCAACCTCAGTCTCCTGTGGTGCCACCTGAAGACCCTTAGAAGAGATCCAGTGCTGTGTCCAGGGCAGTGGGTTGTTCTTAGCAGCAATGTCGTACTGAGGGGTCAATCCGATGGACTTCAGACGACGATTCGCAATCCACTCAACATACTGCTGAAGGAGTTTATCATTCAGACCGATCATAGATCCATCACGGAACAGATAGTCTGCCCAACGCTTCTCTTCGTTGACTGCGTTGTCAAACATCTTGTAGGTCCACTCCTCCTCTTCCTTCATGATCTGCTGCATCTCAGGATCATCTCCTTGTCTCCACTTGTTGAGGATGTTTTGAGTGATTGCAAGATGCTGATTCTCATCTCTGGCGATAAGTGAGATAATCTTTGCGGATCCTTCCATAAGTTTAAGTTCGCCAAACGCAAAGCTGCAAGCGAAACTAACATAGAAACG